GATCCTGTCAAAACTTCCATTTGCATTTGCAGAGTTTCAAAATCAGCAGAGGCTTTCAGTGCTTTGAAAGACAACATTCCTAGTGGTGCTGAAAGAGCCAAACTGATATCTCTACCAGCTCTCAAAAAATCATCTGATGTTTTTCTTAATTGTTGTGAAGTTTGTTTTATTTTTGAATTAATCTTAGTAAGAGCATCCAAAACAGGTCTTGCATTGGCTTCATATGTTACAATTAATTCTTTAAGACCTGTTGCCATTATTCCTCATTTTTTTAGTTTCCTTCAATTCTTTATCATGGCTTTCTTTTTCTTTGTGAAGCCTAAAATCAAGAATTGCACTTATTTTCATAGCATCAATAAAGTTTAGTTTCTCAAGTTCTGAATAACTTACCACTTTATCAACTACCAATCTCCAGATGAATAACTCATCAACAATATCAGAGTGTAGAAATTTCTTTAATTCTAACTCTTCTTTGCTTTCAAGTCTTGCATCATCCCCAAGAGCATTTTCTCCATTGGAGCTAGTGCTGGAATCTTTTTGCAGATGATTGAAATGGTATTTAGTGTAAAAAAACCATTATAGTCCAACACCTCCAGAGCAAGTTCCATAGCACCATCAACATTTTCATTAAATGCTGCTAAAAAGTTTTCTTCTTCAGATAAAGCACCACTTCCTATAGCAGAACAGTTTTTAAATAATTTCATCAACATATTTGGATCAATTTCATAAATCATAGAAGCAAGAGCAGATATAATTCCAGCCTCTGATTTGTCAATAGTTCCAACTTGCTTTTTTATGCTGTTAACAAGCTCTTTTCTGATAGTCATAACTTCAATTGCATTGAATTGAATTATGATTACTTCAACTTTACCTATTTTTGTTGTTCTTGTTCCTAGTGCCATAATTAATTATTTCCTCCAATGCTGATGAAATAATCACTTCCTGTTTTTATAATCCACTCTCTTGATTTAGCTTCATTGCCGAATGCTGCTTTAGGAAAGCCAGCAATCCATGCTTTTGCAGCTGTGTAAAAGGTTGTTCCATTTCTATCCTTGATCAACAATGGAACAGGAACACCACCTGCTCTGTCTGCTAAGTGAAGAGCAGATAAAACTTGGTTGGTAGGGCTGGTTTGTCTCAGCGAAATTGTTATCCTCAATCCAATTGCATTGTTTTTGATTCTGTCAACTCCACCATCTGCTCCATAAGCATCTTTAAAAGCAACATCAGTTTCTTCAACTGAAAGTGCATCACCTTCAGCAAAGCCTGTAATTTGAGCTACTCCAAAAATGCAATTTAATTTTCTAAAATCAAAAGTTCCTAAATCTTGTGCCATAATTTTTCCTTAATTAAAGTTATGCTGATAAATTACCAGCAATTCCAATCTTGTTGATTGCTCCAGCAAGAGTTCCTGAGAAAGTTATTCCAGATAAAAATCTTGCCAACTTATCAGCAGAAGAAATATCCGCAACATCTGGAACAGTAATTGTGTAAAGACCTTTTTTATCAGCATCCTTAGCAATAAAACCATTTCTTACAGCCTCTTCAAATATTTCTCTCATAGAGTTTTCAACCATATCACCACCAGCATCTTCATAAGGCACTTTTTCAGTGTTGATTAAAAGTCTATATAAATTTTCTTGAAGTCTAGCTTGCAACCAATCAACTCCTCTAATAATATCAATAAATTCACCAGAAACTACTTTTCCTAATCTTGTTATGCTAACATCAGCAAATACTTCATAAGTGTTGCCATTATTATCCAATACTCCAGAAGATTCTGAGCTTTGAAGATCATCAGCTGTAACACCAATTAGAGTTTTGAATGCCCAATTCTCAGATCCCGGAATTGTTGAAAGCATTCTTCCTCCCCAAGCTGCATCAATAAACTTGGTTGTAGTGTCTCCATTATACATTACAGCTGTCCTATCATAACCAAGTGCTTTCAATTGATAAAGCAAGCTTCCTGTGTCAGCAGAATCAAGATTGTCTGCATCAGAAGTTCTAGCAATAAAGAATCTTTTAAGAACTTCAATTTTAGCAGCTACTAACAAAATATCAACTTCAACATTTGAAGTAATGTGAGCAGCATACCAACTAGAGTTATAATCATAAACTTTTTGAGTAGCTGTTGTCCAAGTTTCGCTTAAAGTGTAAGATCCAGAACCAGTAGATGGAGTAGCTGAAGGAGTTGAAGCAGCAGTGTATCTAATATTATCATCATCAATGATGTCTGTAACAGTGAATGTTCCATTGTATTCAACTTCATTGAATCCACTAACAGCAATAGAGCAGCCAACTTCAGCAGCAATTCCTATGCCAGTTTCTTCAATATTAACAATATCTCCTGATGGATTTGTAGCAGCAGTGATGGCAGTTGAAGCAAGAACAACTTTCTTGCCAATCATTACAGCAGATGGAGTTTTTTCTTGAGAAAATTCAATTGAAGCCATTTTGTATTCTGCATCACCTTCAGCAAAATCTTCACCAACTTCAGCTATACTAGCATAACTTTTTGCTCTTCTGTCTAATTTCATTGACTCACCAATGATTATTGGAACACCAAATCCTTGAGTTGCTATTGTTTTTTTAGAAAGGCTAATTGAAATATCAATTATTTGATCTAATTTATTTGCCATAATTTATCCTAATTTATTGTTATAAAAATTATTCTCCCGAATCAACCACAACATCAATTTCAACAGGATCTGGAAGAGCATTGTTTGTTAGCTCTCCTCCAATTCCGATTGATTGAACAATCGCAGTATCATCTTCTGTAGCTGAAGAATAATTTTTAGATATTCTAAAAACCAAATCAACAGCAGCCCTACTCTCAAAGCTGCTTCCAACTTGAGTAGTGATATCATTAACACCACCTTCCACATTAACAAAAGCTATTTTGTTTGTGCTCAATAAGTCTATATTAGAATTTAAGTTCAATTTGTCTAATAAGTCAAGTAAAATTCCCATTGCATTTTCACTTATTGACTGGATGGACAAAACTATTTCTCTATCTCCTTGAGTTTGTGTCTTTTCATCTGCATTAGGCTTGCTTTGCCAATCTGTAAATCCAACAAATCTCATTGAAGTTATTTTCAATAAAATAAAATCTCCTGATGGAGTATTTGAATTTTGATTAGACCAAATTACTTTCTCACCTGTAATTGTATTAATTACTGTGGCTAAATTTGTTCTTAATGAGTTGAATAATATAGCCATTATGCTTCCTCCAGTGGTGGAACAGCATCATTTGTTGTTCTCTTTGATAAAAATACTTTGTAATGGCTTATAACTCCATTAAGCCATGGAAAAACTTTAAAAACCTCATAACTACTGCCAGCTATTGTGACAATGTCAGCATTTCCTGTTGATCCTTTCTCAGCAGAATAAAGTTCTGTGTCCGTATAAATTTTTGTCCACTCTTCTTCTCTTCTATTCTCTGGAAGCAATTTCATTTCTTGCCCTGACATTGGTTGGACAGATGCTTCAATTGTAAATGTTGATGGAGCATCAGAAACTTCAAAGAATCCTCCTGCATTGTAATCTCCTGCTGCTCTCCTGCTGACTGTTAATGTTCTTCTGAAGCTACTCATTTTTATTTTTCACCTCACTGTTAATTTTTGATCTCAGTTCTCCTGTATCAATCAAAGGGTTGCTTGAGCCTTTTTTATTTATTGTAGAAGTTGCATTTTTTGGACTTCTTAAATCTGTCATTGTTTTTTGAGTTTCTGCAACCTGTTCTTTTCCAATTAAATCTAATTTTGGAACAACAGAATAATTTTTATTGGTTATGGCTTTGAATATCTGTCCAAATCTTTTTCCAACTGCTTTGTATTGCTTATTGTAAGTGTGCCTAATAAAACTTCTTTCTGGTATTGTGATATTTCTATTTCTGCCAGCTTGAGTTGTTCCAAACTCATTGACAATTCCTCTTGTGAGAACTTTATCACCAACAGCAGCAAACAATCCTACCTTAACTACTTTGGAATTTAATTCCTCTATAGCTTTTTTGTATTTATTGAATCCATTGTCACGCTGTGTAATAGCCATTCTGCATATGAAAAATTGGAACTCTAGATTTTAAGAATCTGTGATAATTGTCCAAATATTGAGTGGTATTCATTTCTGAATTGCTAGAATTTCCACCACCATAACTTCTAGATAGATCTCCTTCTTTTTCTGAAGTCAAAAATCCTCTTGAATTTGCATCTCTTTGTGACAAAGCCATTAAATGACAGGCATAATAAGCAACAGCTAAATTATACTTACTGGTGTCATCAAATATTGCAGGATCAACTTCATCAGCAGCCATACTAATAAAAAGACTCTTGTCTTCATCAGAAAAATCAGTATTTATACTAGGAGCTACTTTTGATATCCATTCAAGAGAAGTTGTCATAATTAAGCTACTACAGTTGCTGCATTAATTGCTTCAGCTAATTCTTTTTTGGTCATTTCACCAACTTCAATTTCCAATTCAGTAGCCATTTTGACTAATTCATCTTTGTTGAATTTGTTTGGATCAATAGAATCCTCATCAGAGCTTTCACCATCAGAATTATCTTCATCAGAATTATCTTCATCAGAATTATCTTCATCAGATACTTTTTTAGGAGCTTTTGGAGCAGAAACTATTTTTTCAGAAGCAATTCTGATTCCAGAAGTTTTAGCATAAGCAGAGAATGAAGGGTGATTTTTAACAGCTTCAAATTCTTCATTAGTTAATTCAGTGATTGCATCTTTAAGAGTGATGTTGCCAACTGAAGTTTTAAATCTAATGATATTTTTTACTCTTTTTTCTAGCTTTATCATATTTTCCTTGATTTTGATTAACATTGAATTTCAAAGAGCAGCAGAACCACTCTTTGAAACTTTGAATTATATACCAGTAGTATAAGACATTGAGTATGGAAAGTAAACTCTCACACCACCACAACGAGCTTCTAAGATATTCTTAGTTGCTAAGTTCTTAACTTGTGGAGCATGTGGCATAAGTCTAATAGGCAATACAGCTTCCAATTTTTCTGGAGAGTTCTTGTATAAAACCATACCACTTTCAGTTCCACCAGTGAAGGCATTTTTCAATTGTTGAACTTTCTCAACTTTCAATCCATATTCTTCTTGGATGTATTTCAAAACAGATTGTCCAGAGTAGAAAGTCGTATCAAGAGCTTTTTTTCTGATCAATTCATATTGAGCTGAAGGCAATAACAAAGTATCTGGTGTTTCATTACCTTCTGTTAAATCTTCCATGTCATTCATGGCAGTTTCAACATCAGCTAAGATATTAGCAGCAGTTTTTGTTGACCAAGTAGTGGTTGAAACAGAACCAGTTGCTGCAGCAGCAGTAGAAGGGACACCAGTAGCATTAAACATACCAAGAATTCCATGCTCTGGAGCACCAATTCTAAACATTTTGTCAATCTTTTGATCAACAGCTTTTCTAGCAGCCATTGCTTTATTTTCAACTGAAGATCTACCAACAGCACCAAGCATTTTGTCTTTTCTTACATCTTGAACAGAATAAATATAAGAATCAGCCAAAGACTTGATTTTGTTTGTAACTTCATCACCTGAAATTTCAACAGTCTTAATATCATCACCAAAATCTGAAATGATATCAGCTTCACCACTTGAGTCAAGAATATCATAAGTATCAGTTTCAGCACCTTCTGGAATTGAAGTGTCGATAGAAATTAATCCACCATTCAACATTTTCAATTCAGCATAAACTGGTCTGAATATTTTTTGTCTGATGTATTCTAAGTTTCTAGCAAAGAAAAATGATTCATCTTTCTTGAATACTCCAATGAATTCCGCAGCTCTTTCATAAGCCTTAAATTCTGGTGTAGAGGTATCAATTTTTAATTCCTCTCCACTATCTAATTTAAAAGTTTCTATTGTCATAGTTTTCTCCTGTTTAATTATTAATTATGGTTGATTGATTTCAATTTTAGCCAAAGCTGGAGTTCCAGTAGTTCCTGCAGCACCAATTACGAACTTAGCACTTGAAACAGCTAAGTTTCCTGAAGCAGAGTTTGTAAATTGACCTTGGTTGGCTGAATTTGATTTATCATTGTAAACATAAACTGAATCACCATAAGCAACAGTTGCTACAACTTTAACCCAAATAACACCTTTTGTTAAAACATTAACAGTGTCATTGATAACATATCCATCATCACCACCAATAGTAGCTGGCTGACCATGTCTTAATGTTGCAATTCCTTCAAATACATCTGAAGAAGAATAAACAATAGTTAATGTTGGCTGACCTGCACCACCTGTAACAGTGTTGTCTGAAACAGTGATGTTGCTAACTGCATCATCAATGGTAATGATTATTTCACGACCACTTCCTGCTACACAAGAAACTCCTGTAAGAACATCAATAGCAGCAATCAATGCAGCAAAAGTAGCAGCATGAGAAGTTGCATAAACAACAGGAGTAATAGCAACACCATTAACTGACATTGGAATTGAGTTAGATGCTACAAAATCTGCTGAATAAGTCACAGAAACTGTGTCTTTGTAGATTTTCTTAACATCAGTGCCAGCAGTTGTTCCTACAACAGCAGCTTCACCAAAAGCTAATGCTTGCTCTGCATTTCTGGTTTTGATGTTTGATTCTTCAAGAGTTGCAACTTGACCAGCTGCACCAACATTGAATTCATTTTGATAAGTTGTTAAATTTGGCATAATTATTCTCCTTTTTTAGTTGATCTGTTAATAAGGTCTGCTTGAAGACTTCTATTGCTTACATCAGAATCTTTTTTATCTTCATCAGAATCTTTTTTTCCTGAAGCAATTTTAAAATTCTCACCTAAGTTTTTGTCTTTCTTAAATTCACAGATTGTGTCGAATCTAGCAGCAATGTATTCATCACTTCTGTCATCAGCTTTAAATTCTGGCTGAACAGCCTGAATAGCTTTTACTTGGACATCTCTGTCAGATAATTCAGAAATATCTTCATCCTTTTTAATAAAGTCAGAAGTTTTTTCAACTAAAGCCAATCTTGCTTTAACTTTCTTTGCAACTTCTTCTTGCATTTCTTTTGCTGTATCTTTTTTAGACTCGCTTTTTAGCTTATCTTTAAGACCATCACACTCACCTTGCAAAGTATCTATTTTAGTTTTAGATTCCTTTTCAGTGTTTTTAAGAGAAGTAATTTCTGTTTCAAGAGCATCAAGTCTTGAAAAGACTTCCTCTGAAACTTCAATTTCTTTCCCATCTAGCTTATATTTTTTCATAATTAGATTGTTGTTGTTATTATTGAAGTTGTTAAAAACACACATAGCATCTTGGCTGTCAGTTCTAAGCTTGGCATCACTGCCAGCTCTTCCCTTTTGCACAATAGCTAAATGATTCCCTTTGATGTTGGTCTGAACATAGTCATACCTTTCACCATTATAAACACCATCCTTTTTTACAAGATTTACTTTGTATCCCCAAGACAGTCCTTGTTTTATGCCTTGCTTTGCTGCTGCAACTGCCTTCTTATCTGTTATTTTCAGATATGGAGCCATGAAATTGTCATCAATTCTTTTTATTTCTTGTCCAGTAAAGCCAACTGAAAGATCTTTTGCATTGTCTGAATTGACAATAACACTTGGATGATCATCAGTCATAGGAAGCATTTTAAATGAATTCATTGAATCTTCATTAAATACTTCTTCTGGTGATCTGAATTCTCTTTGAAGAGTTCCATCAGCTTTCATATATGAAAAAACACCAACACGAGTTGCCACAGCAAAGCCTTCTAAGTAGCCTTCTGGAGTTTCCTTGAGTTTGATGTCATCTAAGCTTGTATTGTCGTATCTTAATACTTCTGTCATCATTAAAGATAAATAATTTGCAGGAAAAATTCCTATAAAAGATTATTTAACTCCTTATGAATTATTTAGTCAACATATTTTTTGTTCAAATTATTTTAAAAATAATTAAATAAAGTTGTTGACTTTATTATTTGTCCAACCTATAATAGTTATATTGATCAAGTGATCAATAATTATTAATTCAAAAAAGGCAAATTATGAAAAATTTACAAGACACAATTGAAAATATATCTTTAATAATAAACAAGAAAAACTTTGAATACAATGCATTCAAGGAAGTTGAATTGTCTTTCAAAACTTATAGATTTGCTATTCACAGAACAAAAGTATCCAAATTTATTAAATTAATCGATAAGCAGTTTGAAGAGTATTTAGACTCAACTGAAGTTCAAGATAAAATCATAGCTGGTGTAAGAAGCCTAATTTAATCAACTGATTCAATCTCAATCTCCCAAAATTTTGACTTGTTAGTCTTTTTAACTATCTTGAATTTTTGATCTCTTCCAAATAGCAATTCACTTTCTTTATGTTTTGAAATATCATCAACAGCCAGTGCATTTGTGCCTCTTCTTCCAACAACTTTAAATAGCACTGGTCTTTCATCTCTATTTAATTTCTCAGCAAATCTTTCTCCAATGGATCTTTTTGTGGAAGTTGAAAAATAACCTTTATCAGAGAAGCTTTTTCCAACATCAAGATCAATGTAATGTTGTCCATGCTTTATTCCTCTATATGTTGTTGTGTCTGCTACTAGCTTTCCTTTTCCAATGGCTGAGTCGATATCAACTACAAATTCTTTCACACCTTTTATTGATCCTCCTGAATAAGCTGGTTTGCTGTTTCTCAAATAACTCTGAATATTATCAAAGCCACCAACCTTGCTATTGTAAACTCCATTTTGATATTCCTCTATGGCTGATATATCTTTTGCATTAAACTTATCAGAATATCTCAAGCTTGATATTTTGCTTTTGACATTGAATTTTGATTCATCCACTGAATTTGGAGTTGTAGACTGATTATTATCAATAGGAGTTGCACTGCTCTCAACAACTTCGCCATCAAACATCTCATCAGTGATCACTGGTTGTGGTATACACCTGCATTGAATTGGCTCTCCTGCATGTCCAATAGCTGGAGGCTTGTTCCAACTAATCTCTTTTCCATCAAGATCACTATGAGATGATCTCACCCTTTCATCCCTAGCTGTTGTCCAAATATAAGAGCCAATTCCAACTTCCTGCTGTCTCAATTGAGCTAATTGGCTGTTGAATTTGTTGGTTTGGTCTCTGGCTATAAGATTTGATCTATTTTTTCCAAATTCTTTATCCTTTATTAATTGCTTTTTGATTTCCTCAATTCCATTGCCAGCAGATAAGTTGCGGTAAAGAGTTTGCTGGACTCTATTGCTTTGATCAATGGACAAATTGGTTATAAGATCTGTATTTTGAGCCTGAAATGCTTGCATCTTTGGTTGAAGCCAAGTTTCAGCTGTTATTGGATTTACTTTAATGGCTGAATGAATGACTTTGACAAATTGCTCTTTATTCATTGCAGATATTTTCTGTGCTTGATCTGCTGTAATGGAATCTATCTTTGGTTTGCCTACTGCCTTTTCAAAATCATGATATGATTTGTCAGTCAATTCTCTTAATTGATTCACCCATGAATTGTCCAATCTTAATCCATCACCATCTGGTCTAATTGACTGAGCTTGCTCTACTAAAAAAGGAATGCTTGGAATTGTGTTGTCAATTATGATTTGCCATTGGATATTGTTGATTGATCTTAATTCTCTTTGGTATGATCTTTCAGCAGCCATTGGATAAAGCCACTTTCTTGGTCTTCTTATCTTTAGCTTTCCTTTATTGGCAATAAGAGCTTGTTGATAAAGCATGGTTGCAGCTGGATTGTGCTTCTTAACAACAAAATCATCCAACTTTTTTAACAATCCATCAGCAGCTCTTTTGTAATTAAAAGTTCTTCTACTCATTATTAGATTTTATTTCTTTTTTAGGATCTTTTGTTTTGGTTGTTGGAATCTCAATAACTGGCTCTGGAGCTTCTGGTGCATCACCTTCAACCTCAGTTTCAATAGAGTAAGAATCACCACCAAATCTTGAGTTCCTAATCTCATTAGGATCAACAACTCCCATATTGACATATCTTTCATCAGTTTCAGATTGCTTGGATCTCATTGCCACTAATTCTGATTCAGTTTCTTGCCACAATGAATTAAATTTAGTATTATACTCACCACTAAAGTTCAAATTAGCATCCTTAGCATAAGAAATTAGCTCCTCTAAATATTCAAGTTGTGGCAACATCTCTTCTTCTTGATCTGAATTTACTTTATCATAATAAATCCTCAATTCACCAGAGCCATCAGCTTGAAGTCCTTTTGCTGAAGTGCCAAACAATATTGTGCAAGGAACACCAGTCACACCAGACAATGATGACTCAACCTTGCCAAACACTTCTGCAACTCCAGTGAATGCTTGGCTAATTGTTTCAAAAGTCTCTTCATTGTCCAACAACAAAGTGGTAGAAACTGACTTGGATAAATCAAACATCTGAACTCTAGCATCAAGCTGTGCTTGTCCATTCTTGCTTGTTAAAAGAGCCATTAAATTCTTTATTTTAAGAACATCAATGTTGAATTTTGTAAGAGTTCTGAACAATGCTTGAAGTGATAAGCCATAATCTTCAAGAACTTCATGAATTGATTGAAGGACTGACAATCCCCAATACCTTTCATAAGATGGTTGCATTCCCAACTCATCAACTGGATAATATTCACCTTTGAATACCAAACATCTGCTTTCATGAACTGTGAAAAGCCTTCCATTAGAGTTGATTGTAAAGTATTCTGGCTCACCAAACTTTTCACTTGTTGGCTCACTGTAATAATTCTCAAAATCAATGGTAACAAACTTTCTGCTAAAGTGCTTTAGCTTTTTGATTGATTTTATATTTTTAATATCCACTGGTTCATTAGGCTCTTTGCCATCATCAATAACAATGAATATGATTGATCCACCAAACAACTTTGAGCATCTCAATGCATCCTTAAATTGCTTTTTAGCTTTTAGGCTCTTTAGATAATTAAGCATTTTTCCTTCTGTGTCTTCTGGAATGCTAATCCATTGCCTTGTCATATCATCAACTAGCAGATCAATATAGCGTTTCGCCAAGCCATTTCCTACATACAAGGCAGCAATAGTAGAATCACTAACCAAGCTAAGATTGAATCCAGTTGCATTGGTCTTTTGTCCAATCTTCTTATTTATATCAACATAACCATCAACTTTAGCCTCATCAAAAATTGTAAGCTCCTGAACAGGCTCTATATTATCAACTTTATTATCACTGAGAATTTTTAAATCCTTTTTATTGTCTTCCATAAATTTTTGATTCATTAATTAAACCAGAATAGTCCATTGGTCTATCCTTTGTGTCAACAGGATCAAAAAGCAGATCCTTAATTGCATAAGTTGCTGTATCAACTTGATCCTTTTTATTATTGCCTTTTTTAGATGAAAAAATCAACAATTCTTTTTCAAATTCTGGCAACCATGGTGCATCTTTAGGCAATAATACCTGTCCAGATTCCCATCTTGGCACAGTATCATTGGCTCTAAGAACTTTATCTTTTTCTGGTAATAAATGTGTCACAGGAATATTTGTTGCATCTTCCAAGTCCTGAATCAATCCAGATCCAGATGATTTCTTCTCAATGGCAAACTTTATCAACTCGCCATTATCATCTAAAGAATATGCTGGAGGAATCCAATCACAGCCATGTAATAATGGGATTGAAAGATCCATTGAGTGCTTGTGCCAGAACTCTTTTGCTGCTACTAACAACTTTGGTGAAGTCATTTTCTTTCTTAAAATATCAATTAAGTAAGCATATTTCCTGCCATTAACATTCCTGAAGCCCCAACACATAAATACAGACCAATCTGCATTCCTATCCTCTTCTTGAGCTGTATCAGCATAAATGGCTCTATAATCAAGCTTAGGAGCATAAGTATAATACTTCAAATAAGACTTTTTGAATATTTCACCATCATCTGGAACAGTCTTTTGAAGGTATTGCATTGAGAAGTTCTTTGAGCCCATATTCTTTAAATCTTCATCCATCTCAGCTTGTCCATATCTACTTTCATCTAGCCAATCACCTTCCTTGCAAACAATCTGTTTTTTATTGACATAATAGAATTTTTTTTCCTCAAATCTAACAGGAACAATAAGACTCTCCCAATTCTTATCAACAAATATTCCTGTAAAATCTTCATCATGCAACCTTTGTTGCACATTCAAGAGCATTCCTTTCTTTTTATCATCAAATCTTGAGAAAAGTGTTTCTTTTGTCCAATCAATGCAGGACTCTCTTTGGACTGGGGATGCAGCTTCCTCTGGATTCATCAAATCATCACCAATAATTAAATCACCACCATCACCAGTGATTGATCCACCTGTTGAAGTGGCTATTCTACAACCACCTGCTGTGGTAATAAATTCCCTTTGAGTATTCTTAACAACAGCTTGGTCAACTTCAACATCAACTGCACTCCTAATGCTAAACTCTGGAAAAGCAGATCTATACCATGATGAATTGGCTAAAGTTCTACACTTTCCATGAATTTTATGGCTAAGGCTAGCAGAATAAGATGCACAAATAACTTTTAGCCATGGTTCATCTCCAAGCCACCACATAGGAAAAGCCACTGAGCACTGCAAAGTTTTTCCCCATCTTGGTGAAATGTTGATGTTGCCTCTTTTGAATTGTCCCATTCTCATTCCTGTTAGGAATTCACTTATTGCATCAATGTGCCAATTGTCTGAGAATGAAGTATTTTTGTGTATTGATGTGAAATACTGCCTATAAAAAGCAGAAAAGTTCTTTTGCAGCAGGTAGTTGTATGCTTTGCGTGAGTTAGGATCAAATGTCATGTTATGAATTTATCCATTATAGCTTTCTCTTCATCTGTGAGCAAATCACCAACTTCAGCTTGGATCTTTTGTGTGTAATCACCTGAATACTTGGTTAAATGTTCCATTATCTTTGAAGAAAGATATGCTAATTTCTCTTTTAATTGTACTTTTTTTGGATCTTCTTCATCCATCTTGTCTATGATTTTCTTCATGTCTCTAGCAGAATCTATCATGGTGGATGCAATAAACTCAATATTGGTCATGCCATCATTAGAGCCTTTGGCCAAAGCAACCTCTTTGATGATGGTCATTAAGTTCTTAGATCCTTTTGGTCTGCCTTTTGGCTCTTGGTCTTTGCCAAATATCTTTCCTTCTTGGTTGCCCTTGGCAAAATCACCATTGTTTTTTCTTTTTATAGGTTTGCCTAGCTTGTTTAATTTGATTTGTTCCTTTGACATTTCTATTCATTTTAATTGCGATTTACCAGCGTCATAAATTATTTAGCAAATAATCACAAAAGTCAACAAGATTTTCACACCAGCAGTTTATCACTTCATTTTCCCTTATTATATAAGGAGCCTAAAGCCTTTTTTAAAAAATACCAGAATAATTTTACACCGCCTAAATTCTTCCTACCTGCAACCTCAATGCAGCATTTACCTGCTCTCAACCATCCAAAAGTACCGCCAAGACCGTCTGCAGACCGCCCAAAGGAACGGGCTGGACTCAATGAACTCGCACAAAGTACCGCTAAGACCGCCATTTTGTGTTTGCCTCGAAAAAATAAAAAACTAAAAAAGCTCCCTTATATAAGAGGGGAGAATAAACTTCAAAATAATTAAATAAAGTTGTTGACTTATATAATTGTTCAAGCTAAACTATAGATATTGGTTAAGTTGATCAATAATTATTAATTCAAAAAA